TTAATATCTCTCTAACTTCTTGAGCCTTCTCAATAGAAGGAACAGGAACATAAAGAGAATCCGTATGTGCATAAACTACTTTCATGTTTTCACACTCCATCTTTTTCCTTTCCATAATGAGCCTTTACTACAATTGTCTGATGCCCATAATGGTTGTAAGTTTTCTAATGCCCAACACTTCTTGAAGTCTTCACTTGTTGTGTCTTCTAATTGCTTTTGATTGAAAGATGCTACAGGTCTTATGTGGTCTATATGTATATTACCTTTATTAAATTCATACCAATTCATCTTTTCTGTAAATAATGATTCAAAATGATTCATTAAATCTTCTGAGGTAAATTCTAATTCAGTAGGCCAATTCTCTGAAATATTTTTTACATTTTTTCTCAATGCCCTAGTTAATCTACTTCTTATCCTATATACTGTAGTGCTTTGTTTAGTTAATTCATATATTTTACCACATTCGTCACTACAAGTTTTGTATCTATTTCGATTAAATTTATTTTGGAATTGTTTTTTACAAACCAAACAAGTATAAGTAGGTTTATTTTTTTCTCTTTCTTTGAGAGATTGTAGTCTCCGTTTCTCTCTGTACTTTGGACACTTCATGCGTTCAGCATGTTTTTCCCTCTGTTCTTTTCTAATCCTCTCTCTATTTTCTTTAAGATATTCATCTTTGTATATTTTATGATGTTTTACCCTACAAGGTTTACAAAATCTTATTTTGTTAAAGTTATATGTAGATAATTCTAACTCCACACCACAAGTTTCACAATATTTAGGTGGTAACTTAGCGAGGCGTTCTCTAACTCTTTTTCTCGCCCTAATTTTATTATCGTGAAGTTTAAATTTTTTAGTGCATTCACCTTTACAACAACTTCTTTTTTTTGTCATGTTAGATAAAATTTTAAAATCTTTTTTACACCAAAGACATTTTTTAATGATAGGTTTTTTGTTTGCTTTTATTTTTTCTCTATATTTTTTTCTTCTACATGACCCCGAACAATATTGTTTGTCTGAACGGGTTAGGGTAAACTCTGAACCACATGTCTTACAATTCTTTTTCATGTTAACTCCCTCACTTTAAATGCCGCTTCTCTAATTGCTTCTCTAGCACTGGCTGTAATAGATGCGGCTAAATCTACATCATACCAACCGAATCCTTGTAATGCTACAACTCCATAAAAAGATGCTAACAATCTTTTAGTAGCCATTTGCATTGAATTCCATTTTACATATTCTTTCTTATTTCCTTCTTGTAATGCTTCTAACATTTTTAATTTGTATTCTTTCCTTAATGGTTTTAATGTAGCAATAGCATTCGGTAATAATCCTAACTTATCAGTTCTATAATATTTCCAATCCTCAACTGTAACATCAGAAAAGTCTCTAGGTATTTTTAAATTGACAGCAAAATCAGTTTCAGTTTCACTTTTAGTTTCCCAAGAAATATTCCTTGCTAATATACAAGACGGATATAGAGAAGCAAAATCAAACGCCGCTACATTAAGATGTAATCCGTTTGTTTCTTGGTCTAATGGGTCATAGATTAACGCTCCATCGTACTCTTTCTTCTCAGTCTTTTTACCAGTTGGTGCTTTCCAATATGCATTACGCATGAAATATGTGCTACCCATGTGAGATACAAAGAAACAATCTTCGAAAGGTGCTTTAATCAGTTTTTGAATTGCTAATACACCTTCACTCAATCCCATTTCTTCATCTATCTTATAGAGTAATTCAGCATCTTGCATACAGTATTCTAAATAGTTTTGAGTATCTTCTTCCCATGCTTTCATAAAGAATTCATTTCTATCTGTAAACTTAGAATCTTTTTTCTTAGTTTCTCCAACAGAAACACTTGCACAATAATCTAATGATGCACTTGGTAAAGTTCCCCTCTGTGCATCATTCCATTGACGTTCAAATGCTAAATCTAAATTTAAACATAATCTACCTTTAATGGGTTGCTCTATATTACTAAAGTTTAGTTTACCAATAGCATTGAATCCTACTTGTTTAACTTCTTTATACGGAGATAACTTTCTTGGGTCTATATCATTCTCAAATAATCTTTTAATTAATTGTGGAACATCAGACTTTAATCCCCACCAAGCAATTAACATATCAGGGTCTTGTTCTTGTATATCCTTTACAAATTCTTCCAGCATTTCTTTTTCTGATTTATCTTCATAAGACCATGTGTATAACTTAGACTTGTTAGTATAATTATCATATACACCAATAGCAGTTATAGCCCCTTCATCTTTATGACCATTGGGCAACCACTCCATATCCCAATACCATTTTCTCATTTCATATTCAGGAACTTTATTTAATTCATCTACACAATATCTTCTAAGTATTGGTACATCTCCCTCCCACGTATTTTTAAAAGGTTTTCTTGCATCCCTCATGTCTTTAGGATGAGTATAGAAAACTTTAGTTAAGTTATAACCTTCTAGGTTTCTCCATTCACCTTTCTTATATTCATAGAATCCAGTTTGGTCTATGGGTTTACTACCAACCATACGATGTTTAGTCTTGTAAGTGGTAGGCTGATTATCAATGGAACGTATAAAGAAATAGGGTCTAAAATTAGAGATAACCTTTTCTTTTCTCTCTCTATTTTCATCTCTCCATCTTATCTTAATTGATTTATCTTTATCTATCCATGTTATTATCATATTAAATCCCCAATCTCGGTGCTCTAATTAGTGCGCTATTTTCTGTAACCATTATGATAGGTTGGTTATCCCCAATAAATATATTTATTATTTCATCTTTGTTAAAGAACTTGTGTAGTGGCCCACTGAATATAACAGTTGATGATTCACCTACTGAATTACTGAATGCCATTTCTTCTCTATAAGCAGAAACAGTAGCGGAAGAAGATATAATAAATTTAGGATTACTTAATTCATCGGACTCATGAAAGTCTAACTTATATATTCCGTTGTTTAATATCTCACAACCATCTATAGCATTATGAAATTCTTCTCCAGTAACTTGAACTCCACACCTTACATCTATAACTCCTAACTTTAATACTTCTTCCAAATCACTATCAAAGTTTAACGGCCATCTTTCTATGAATCTATTTACTCTACCTTCGAATGGGTGATGAACTACAATAGGCATTGTTGCTCTTTTACCATCTGATTGCATTACTACTGTATCTCCTACTGTTAAACTTATATCTTCATTCATCTTAGATAGATACTTTTTAAATGTATCAATTTCTAATACGAAAGAACCTTCATCATCTGTATCCACAGATATAGATTTAATAACAGTTGTAGATTCATCTGAGTTGACTAATAATAAATTGTTATCTTGTATTTGGAAATGAATATAGTTACCCAAAGACTTTGAAGATAATCCTCCAGTGCTGGCCCATTTTCCTTTTAATTCTACATTTTTCAATGCTTCTATAATATCTTTCTTTTTAACTTCTATTTGCATTTTAATCACCTTGCTCTCGCTAATGAGGAATGACAGGACCACCTCTGACCCCTTACTATGAGCACTCTGTCTGATAAGTATAAGCGCACGTCTAACATTGATTCGTCATTTTTACTTAGTAAACCTCACTCTTGCGAGTCTAAATTTCCCTGTTTCTTAGGTCGGGAATACCATTCCATTTGGCTTCTTTAGAGTTAGACTCAAAGATAGTCCAAGTCTTACCAACTAAGTTGGGATTTGTTTTACTTGCTTTCAATCTTGCAACATATTTAGTATTACTACCTACAGATTCATCCCTAATCGTAATCATTTGCATCATTTTATCGGGAACATCTTTATTCCAATTAGCAACAAATCCAGTTGGTGTAGGATTCATATGGTCGCTAAAAGTAGCCTTAAGATGTGTAATAAATACTTTATCACATTGTAATCTTAAAGCACTAATAAACACTTCATTATGGTCAATATTTCTAGCCCCGTATGCTGTTGGGGAAATAGGGTTAGTCATTTTCTTTCTATCCCCTTTATTGATTTCATATCTAAGTTTATTAGTAGCACAATCATTCCATTTATCCATACCATCCATAACAAATGCTCTAACATTAGTATTTTTATCTGCAATCATTTCTTCTGTTTCTCTAATGAAGTTTAATGCATTTTGCATAGTTAAAGCATAGTTTTCTGTTCCATCAGAATTATAATGATTAGGGCAGTAAACATAAATGTTAGGGTCTGAATCCCAACATGTTTTCCAAGTTACTTCCGCACCATCATCAAAATCTAAGAAACGTAATACAGCACCATCTTTAATTTCTTTATCAGTTCTTATATCAAGACCCAATCCCGATTTACCTTGTTTTGCTTTACCTTCGATAGATAAAACTAGAAAGGAATGCTTTCTTGCTAATTGTGCTTTTCTTGCTTCTTGTGTTAACTTTTTCCACTGTTGGTATTGTAGTTCTTTTTGAACTTGTGGACCAACAGCATTTTGTTGTTTTGGTTTATTCATAGTTTTTAAACTCATAATAATCTCTCCTTAATAAATAAACGTGGGGAGGGAATGAAGTCGGCCAAGAACATGCCGCTCCATTATTACTGTGGAAACCCCCCATGAGTTTATCTATCTAAAACCAATCAAAGTTATCCTCCACTGGTGCTTCAACTACTTCTGCACTTCCATGTCTATCAATAACATATAATCCTAATACATTGATTGTAACATTTCTTAGTTCTCCTGTTTCTTTATCAGTTCCTTGTGAAGTTCTACCACAAACAATTACATTACTACCAATACCAAAATCAATATCTACATAACTTGGAACCCAACAAGCGACAGCATTAGATGAACCATCATAATCATAATCAATATTTAAATCACTTAAGAATAATGTTTGATTACCATTAGCAGTTTGTTGTAAGTTCATACCTGTAACATTTCCATCTGTAATCATCATTCTTTCATCTGCTTTCTTATGTGAATTATCAGAATGGAATGCATCTAAAGCAACTAATTCAGAAATACTATCTGCTAACGTAGATTGAATTACGTTAATTATTTCTTCATCAGAATCTAAATACGTTAATGATGATACAGTGCTTCCATCTTTTCTTGCGCTTAATATACTTGCATTGTTTGAATTAGGCACACAAGTAAATGAACACCAACTAAATGTATTAGGAGCAAAATCTTTACATTGTGGTCCATTCATTCTTAATTGATATTTTTGGTATTCACCGCCTTCATCTAATTTACCTACAAAGAATAATCTTCTTGACCAGTTTTCAGCAGGTAATGGTTTTCCATAATTAGGATTTGCTTGACCGCTTCCCCATGCTTTTCTTGAATCAATTGGAATTATCCATTTATCGTCATCAACAGCCATAGCACTATCAGGAATTTTCTCTAAAACTTTAGTAGCCAATTCATCATTAGCAAACCTAGTTACTTCATATCTTCCATCTGATAGTTGAACAGCAACAGCAACATTACCTGCATTTAAACTAGCAGTTGAATCTCTTTGGTATTCCGCCAATAGATTTGTTCTGTTTCTTTCTTCCCAATCTCTTGCATCTTCAACGGCATAAAAGAAACCAGTAGCAGTTTTAGTGTAAGTTGTACCTGTAAATTCTTCCTTATCACCATTCTCTTCTTTTTTCTTTATAGCAACTTGTTGACCAAATCTAGCCCTAAAAAGACTTCTAGCGATTTTAAAACCGTTTTCATCTTCTAAGTCTAAACTGTGTTGTGCAACAATATTATCGAAGTCTGCTTGCGCTTGTTCAATAGTTATGCCTAACTTTTCAGCGTATTTTTCTATTTCATATTTCATTTCTTCTTTCATATATATACCTCTTGTATTTTTATTTATTTTATACTAGTCGCTAGACTAGATTTATTATCCATTTGGATTGTCATTTTAATTGTGCAACCAACCAAGAAACTAATACTCTTGGGGTCATTGAATTTCCTCTCCACTCTGCTTCACCTACTGCTCTAAGATATTTGTATTTTGAATCATCACTCATATCGCTTTTAACAATAACTTCATGTAATCCATAACATATATCTTTGACAGTTTTTCCTGAATAAAGTGCATTATGTAATTCCTCTAGTGCTTTCTTGTGGTTCTCATTTTCTAACAGTTGTAAAATATCATCATACCTCTCTAAACTTTTATTTACCTGTCTTTTCAAACTTGTTCCACTTGCAAGTGCGGCTTGCAATTCCGTTATTGTTCTGCGAACATCACCGTTGTAGTGACTTATAAACTGACCCAAATCAACATCGGAGGGATGTGAAATATCTTCTCTTGATAAAATTGTCTTCAATAAAGTTAAAATTGTAGCGCTATCTAATTTAGTAAAGAAATAGTTAGCGCACCTAGATTGTAAAGGGTAAATGATTTTACTTCTATCGTTAGCAGTAATAATAAATCTAACATTAGAAGCATATCGTTCCATAACTCTTTTTAAAGCATTCTGCGCATCCGTTGTCATCCCATCCATTTCATCAAGTAATATGATTTTGAATGGAACATCTCCAATTGCTTTCTGCTGTGCTATATCTTTAATGGTAGTTCTAACCACTTCTAAACGCCTATCATCACTAGCATTTATTTCAAAGTAATTAGAGTCCATTTCAGACTTCAACATTTCATTTGCTAAGATACCTGCGGCGGCAGTTTTACCTACTCCCGCTTGCCCATACAATAGTGTATTCGGCATATCTTTTATTTCTATCCAGTTCTCGGCATCGAGTTTAAATATCTCTTGCCCTATTAATTCGTGTATATTCTTTGGTCTGTATTTTTCTGTCCATAACATTTTAAAACCACCTATCTAATTTTAAGGTTCTGTTTGGAGTTATAGGAGCGTTTCTAGGTCTTGTCCTATCTTTCATTCCTAATACTCTAGTTTCTTCACTTTTCAATCTCTTTTTTGCCCACTTAGTGAACTCTTCATCTTTTAGTAATTGAGGCAGTAAATAGCCTTGATTTGGTTTTATTCTTAGTTTTCTAAGAATAGTGGGTACTTTAGAATAACTTGCTCTTGTGGGATATTGAATTTTTGAATATATTCTTCCATCATGTGCATACGCTAATAATTCATAGAAGTAATCAGAAGACCATCTTCTCTTTACTCTACCATCTATAAACACTAACTTGTTCGGATTAAGGTTTAATCCTAACCAAGTTATAATTTGTACATCGGCAGGTTTATTGAATTTTAAATTCTTAAGCACTTCTTTACGATTAGTGTTTTTAAGATAATCTCCTACCAACTCAAACACACTTAATTCTATTTTATGTGGCGGCTGACTTCTAGGTGCTATTCTTTTTATTTCTTCTAACGCATGTGCTTTGGTCCCTGCCCTTCTAATCTTACAACAATTTTTAATATCCTTCGGAACATCTTTTTGATTATTAGAAGTTAATACAATCTGACTTTTACAATTTCGTATTACATCCATTATAATATCTTTATTCGGTTTATAATGTACTTCTTCAATAATAATATCTTGTTCAACGGACTTCCAATCTTTGTTTTCTATCTCATTAGCATAGTAAATTAATACGTCTTCTGCTACTAAAGTTTTAGCAAGTGTAGATTTTCCTGTTCCGCTTTTTCCTGTTATTAATATTGGTCTTTTCTTTTCTCCCATATTTATTAAACTCAAGTTATTAACCCCTTTATCTCTAATATTTTATCAAAGCCTTTTTGCGTTAAATGATGTTTATTAGAAACAATAGTTAATACTTCTAAAAATGATTCAAATTTATTGCAATGCTTTGGTGTGTTTGGTATAAGTTTATAAAATTGTAATAGATTATTAATACTAGTAATCCTAAGTATAGGATATTTTCTATTACAATGTTCTGTCTCTTTTAGATAGGAATCTATACCATATTCCTCTAAAGTTTCTTGTAGCGCAGATAAGAACTCTATATTCATCGCTCTTATTTTAACTACTAATCTTATTCTATAACCGATAGACTGTTTGCTATCTTTTTCTATTGATACTTCTGGACTAGCCAGTGATACCAATATTCCTTCAAGTTGTTCTTTCGTAAACATCTGTTGACGCTCCTATACATTCGTGTTTTAGTCTTTGGAAACTTAATCCATCGGAAATAGTTTCTTTAATTTGTTCTATATTATCTAACTTATCAGGAAATATCCATTGAATGCACATTCCTTTATATGTATTTAATAATTCTGCTTTCTCTAAATCTATATCTTCTATGAACTGAGCAAATCTTTTCATATTTAATATATCACCTATTGCATGGTTAATAATTAAATTATCTTGTGTTTTCATCTCACTATAAACCATGAAGGTCACAGTCGTTACTGAACCGTATTCTTCTGTCCATTCTGCTTTGACATTTTCATCATAAAACTCCATGAAAAACCCTCATTATATTTGGTGCTACTAATAGCCCCTTACTTATACGTTACCTTAGAATAATGTAACTGATTCATTTCCATTGCCAAATCTTCAATAGTAAGTTTACCTTCAATTAAAGAATCTAGTAAATCTCTTAGTTCTTGATTTGTTTTATATTTTAAATAACCATTAATTAATCTCATAGGCTGACCTAATTCTACAAATATACCTCTTAAAATAAAACGTTTTGCATCTCTATTACCCCAAACCGCAGAGTGACAATGTTTGCAAGTTGTTTTAAATGGGTCATTCGTTACTTTCCACCAAGGTTTTACGTCACCACTAGTAAGTTTACACATAGGAGTTGCTTCTGAAGAGAGATATTCTTTATCTTCAAAGGATATAATTATTTGATTTTTCGTCTCTAATTTTCCAGTGTATTTGTTCTTAACTTCATATGGAACTGCGTTAACCCTAAGATTTTCATTAGATAAAAAATCAACGTTTAAATGAACGCTTCTATGTTTAACAAGTTTGTGATGTCTACTGTTAAATAATCTTATACAATCAACACAGGTTGTTAAATGAACATCAGTAGTAAAAATTGTATCTCTAGGATTTTTACCACAAATGATACCCCCTTCTTTTGCTGTTCCTTTCCACATACACGTCATATCATTCCCTCTACATCTTGTATTGTATTAATATCTGATACTGGTTTATCACTTCTTATTCTTAGTAGTCTAGGGAATCTTAATCCTAAGTTATCATTAGCATCTCTAGTTACTAAATCAGCAGTAACCTCTAACACTATTCTAGGTAGTAATTCATATGTTCCGTTCTCAACTCTTTGTATTATCTTTTTACCTTGTTGAGTTAAAGATATTAAATCTATATCTGAAAACCCAGTTCCTATACTACCAACAGGAATAAACTCCGTTCCATCTTTAACTGCTATATCATATGAACCAAACACTGTAGCCCTTTTACCATCACCATATCTTGCTCCAGTAACTACAACGTCTAACTCTATTCTTGGTGGTTTATACTTAGCCCAAGCCTTAGAGCGTTTACCACTTTCATATGAGGCATTAAGGTCTTTAACCATTATACCTTCATAGCCATCATTGATTGCTAAATTATAGAAAGCATCGCTATCTCCTGTAGTCCTAACTGCTTGGTTAGGAAATTGAAGGATAAACGGTAATCGTTCTCTTAAAGATTTATCCATTAGGTTTTCACCATTGAACATCATACAATCGAATACCGTCATTTGTACGGGACATTTTTCAATTGCTTCCTCGACATCCTTTGAGTGAATACGAGTCCCTAGTCTTTGCATAGGGGCGGGTGAACCGTCACTTTCTACAGGATGTATTTCAGTATCAATAATAAATGAAAGGTTATAATCAACTCCCATTTCGGGGTTTTCATAAATCTCAAATACATCTAACATCTCCACGATATCAGGAAATTTATCTGTAACTACCTTACCTTTACGGTTAAATATAATCGTATTACCACTATAATGACAGTCAATATCATCACTATCTCCACCATTAATTCTATGCGTGTTAGCGTATTTACTAGTCTCCACTCCAGAATGATGAATCTGATACCTAGCGCCATCATACTTGTATTCAATAATAGATTCTTTAGGCCATTTCTCTTTAGGAACTTCTTTCGCTAACATAGGTTTAATGAACCTACCAATTACTAAATCATTAGGTGGTGTTTGATTTGTTGAATAATACACAACTATATCAGATAAAGAATGTAATTGCATATGTTTTCTAACTTCTGCTTCTTTCTTATCATATACTTTAGCAACTAATTTTCTAACTAGTCCTTCATTGATTCCGTTTCTTGGCGTTCTTAACCAGTATCTCAAAAACCATTTTCTTTCTAATGATGACATCCCATTAAAATAAGTATTAAAAATTCTAAATGCTTCTCCATCACTTTTACTACAATCCATTTGTAATATAGAATACATTGGACCTAAACTGTACTCAGAAGATTCATCAATATTATCAAAATGATATACTGCTTCCCCAATATCTCCATGATTATAAATAGAAGTTTCTATTTCTTCTTCGAACACTTCCAAAGATTTTGTAATCCATTTTAATGCCTTCTTACTTGCTAGATTATTTGGACTTAAATTTAAAGATAATATATCAATAAAAAATGTTTTATTTTCTATTTCTTTAAAATCTTTAGCCAATAAACTAACCGTTTTAGTTGGTGTTTGATATTCTACTGCTTGCATCAATCTACTAAATTCTATCCATTTCATTACTTAAGCCCCCATAAAGCAGGTCGTTCTTTTTTACAATT